TTACCTGGCGCTGCGGGGAGGGGTGGAAAACTGCTTTTTATAGGCGCGGGCGAAGGCGGAATAGTCGCCGAAGCCGCATTCATAGCAGGCCTGCGTCACGGGGACGCCGGAGGAGATCTTTTCACGGGCGAGAATCAGGCGCTTGCCGGTGAGGTAGCTGTGGATCGTGCAGCCGGTCTCCTCTTTAAAACGGCGCATCATGTGGTATTTGCTGATATAGAACCGGGCGGCCAGGTCGTCGATGGGGAGCGGCTCGGTCAGATGGCGGGAGATGTACTGCAGGATGGAGACGATCTTCTCGTCGCCGGCGCGGAAGGGCGCATAGGGCAGGCGGCGGCTTGACATGCCACGGCTGACGGTGATGAGGAACTGGAAGAACAGGGAGTCGGCGAGCAGGCCGCTGCCGAAGGCGTCGTCCCGGGCGGCCAGCTCCAGCTCGCGGAGGATGTGCACCAGCTCGCGGCCGGCGGGACGGACGACAAAGCTGAACTCCTCCTGCGCGCAGTGGAAACACATCTCCAGATCGCATGCGGCGGTGCTGCGCTGGCGCAGGAACGTCGGGGATATATAGAGGATGAAGCGCTCGTACGGCGCGCCGGGCAGGATCTCCGGGCGGTGGATGCAGCCGCTGCCGACCAGCACCAGATCGCCCGTCTGCAGCAGATAGCTTTTGCCCTCGATGCCGTAGCTGGCGCCCTCGGTCAGGAACATGACGATTTTATGAAACGTATGGTAATGCCAGTCCATCTGCACGGGAACCGGTCCGGTCAGATGGAACAGACGGTAGTTCTCGCGCAGATAACCGCGCTCTTCATAGCTCTGAGGCTCCATGGCGTCACCCCCTTTTCAGTATAGCACAGGAGCGGAAACGGATGCAAGGGGCGGAAAACGGATACGGACGGGCACAGCCTGCCGCCAGGTGAGACCGCCGGATACGGTGCGGTCTGATAGAATGGTATCATGGAAAAAGAAAGGGGGCGGAGCGGGTGGCGGCGGACGTGCCGAAGGGCCTGATTCCCATATCGCAGCGCAGCCCGGAGGAGGTGCGCGAGATGGGGCGAAAGGGCGGCCTGGCCTCCGGAGCGGCCAGGAGACGGAGAAAGACACTCCGCGAGGAGCTGCTGGCGATCCTCTCTGATACGGACGCGCAGCAGAAGGTTTCGGCCGCGCTGGTGCAGGAGGCCATCGGGGGCAACAGGGCCGGCAGCGTGGCAAGGGCGTTCGAGATCCTGCGCGACACGATCGGCGAGAAGCCGGTCGAGCGGCTGCGGCAGGCGGAGCCGGGCGAGGACGCATGGCCGTTTGCGGCGCTCTCCACGCAGGAGCTGCGGCAGATGGTGGCGGAAGCGGAGGCGGAGCAGGCGGAGATGTCCCGCGGGGAGGCGGAAACGGACGGTTGAGAGGACGGCGGGGGCCGGAGGACGGGGAGAACAATGACGGGGCTGGAGCGGCAGAAGGCGGAGCTGGCAAGGCGGGAGCTGGCGCGGCGGCGGTATGCGGAATATCTGGCGATGACGCAGGGGGCGGGCTGGGTGCGGACGCGGATGTCGGAATTTCTGGCGGAGCGAATCCAGACGTTTCTGGAGCAGAAAACCGGACACGCCTATGACATCCTGCTGATCGAATCGCCGCCGCAGCACGGAAAATCCGTCAGCGTCACGGAGACGGCGCCGAGCTGGTATCTGGGACGCAATCCGCAGAAGCGGGTCATTCTCGCCAGCTACAACGACGACTTCGCCGAGCGGTTCTGCAGGCGGAACAAGGAGAAGCTCCGGCGGTTCGGCCGGGACGTGTTCGGCGTCGCGGTCGGGGCGCTCGACCGGGCGACGGAGCTGGAGCTTGCCAACGGGAAGGGCAGGCTCATTTCACGCGGCATTCTGTCGGGCATCACGGGGAATCCGGCGGACCTCATTCTGATCGACGACCCGGTGAAGAACAGGCAGGAGGCCGACAGCGAGGTATACCGCGCGCGGGTATGGGACGAGTGGCAGAATTCCTTGAAAACGCGGCTGGCCGCGGGCGCAAAGGTCATCATCATCATGACGCCCTGGCACGAGGACGATCTCGCGGCCAGGGTGCTGCGCTTTGAGCCGCATGTGGAGCTGCTGCGGCTGCCCGTCGAGGCGGAGCCGGACGACCCCATGGGAAGAGCGCCCGGCGAGCCGCTGTGCCCGGAGCTGGGAAAGGACGCGGCGTGGCTGCGGGAATTCAAGCGCTCGTATCTGGCGGACCCGAAGGGCGGCGGCAGGGCCTGGACAGCGCTGTATCAGTGCTCGCCGCGGATCGAGGACGGCAATCTGGTGCGGCGCGCCTGGTGGAAATACTACGACCCGGAAAAAGTCAGGCGCTTCGGGACGGAGCTGATCTCCGTGGACGCGGCGTTCAAGGGGACGGACGCCTCGGACTTCGTGGCGATCACGGTATGGGGCAAGCGGGGCAGCGACTACTATCTGCGGGACTGCCGGAACAGGCGGCTGGATTTTCCGGGGACGCTGGCGGAAATCCGGCAGGTGCGGCGGGAGTATCCGAACGCGCGCACCGTGCTCATTGAGGACAAGGCCAACGGGCCGGCGATCATCCAGACACTGCAGGCCGAGATGTTCTGCGTGCCGGTCAATCCCATGGGCGGCAAGCTCGCCAGAGTGAACGCGGTGTCGCCCGCCATCGAATCGGGGCATGTGTGGCTGCCGGAGGGCGCGGGCTGGACGGCGGAATACGTGGACCAGTGGTCGGCGTTTCCGGCCGGCGCGCACGACGACATGGTGGATTCCTCCACACAGGCGCTGCAGCGGCTGCTGCGGGCGGCGGGCGAGGAGCGGGACGAGACGCGCGCGGAGGAGACGGGGGAATTGCCGGAGGCGATGTACGATGTGTATGAGTGAGCGGCGGGGGATGAGATTCTTCGCCCTGCGGGCTCAGAATGACAAATTTGGAGTGCAGCGGGTAAAGCGGGGACGCGGGGCGGGGTTCTTCGATCTGCGGGCTCGGAATGACAATGGGGAAGACGAGGGGGAGAGAAAATGACCTACGGAGAGCTGAGAGATGCGGTACTGAGGCTCATCAATCAGTACAGCGCCGCGGGGGAGAAGGTGGCGGCGACATACAACAACCAGGCGGACTATCTGGCGCGCATTCCCGATTTGGTGAATGACGCGCTTTTGTATATCGCGACGACGGCAAGGCGGCTGCGGGCGGCGGCGGAGCCGGCGATCACAGAGCGGAAGGGGAGCTGGAACGTCTGCCGGATGCCGGACGACTTCTGGCAGCTCTGCACGGGCGGCGTGTACAGCACGGATGAACGCGGGAATCTGTACAGGGAGAACCGGTTCCTGCTGCTGGGAGGGCGGCGGATCGCGCTGCCGGCGGAGCCGGCGCGGCAATGGACCGTCGAATACTTCCGGTATCCGGCGAAGCTGCCGGCAGATCCCTCTGACGAGCTGGCGCTGGACTGCCCGGAGGAGGCGGCGACGGCAGTGGCGTACTACGTTGCAGCGCATCTTGTGCTGCAGGATGACCAGTATGCGCAGGCGACGCTGTACAACGAGTTCGAGACGAAGCTGTCGCGGCTCGGCGAGATCCCGGCGGCGGAGCGCGGCGCGGTGACGGACGTCTACCCGGACTGGGGGGATCTCGGATGAGCCTGGCGAAGTATGCGTCCGCCCGGAACCCGTTCCATTCCGTGCCGGACGCGCCGAAGGAATACACAATTGAGTACGACCGGCTCGACGGCGGGCTGAACCTGTGGGATCTCGACTACCGGATGGACAAGAACCAGTCGCCGGACATGGTGAACCTGTGGTGGAAAGACGGTGTGCTGTCCTGCCGGGACGGTCAGACAGCCTGCGACGGTGTGGACACGGCGGGGACGGCGGCGGGTCCGGGGACGGGATATGCCTGCGCGCACGAGCTGTTCCACAATTACCTGTTCTGCCATCTGGGGACGGGGCTCTACTGCTCGCCTGCCGCGGCGGACGGGGACTTCGCGCTGACGCTGCTGGCCTCCGGCGTGCCGGCGGTGCGCGGGACGTTCTTCCATTATGACGGCGCGCTGTTCTACAAGACGCGCGGCTACTACAAAAAGATCGTATACCACGAGGGGCAGACGCCGCTGTTCACGGTCGAGGATGTGACGGCGTATGTGCCGGTGACGTACATCAACGTGAACCCGGCGACGCACGCGGGCGACAGCTACCAGCCGGAGAACCGGCTCAGTCCCGACAAGACGCTGTGGTACAACGCCGCGACGGCGAGCCGGTCGGAGACGTTCACGGGCGACGGGACGAAGAAGGCGTTTGTGCTGACGAACGCGGCGGCGGAGCAGATCGCCGCGGTGCCGCAGGTGTATGTGAACGGGACGCTCCTGTACAGGGACGAGCAGTACACGGCGGCGCAGGCGTCGGGCGTGTGGACGGTGACGCTGGCCACCGCGCCGGCTTCCGGGGGTTGGGTACTCGTGCTGTACACGGTGGGCGTGAAGGAATACCGCCTGCCGGTAACGGACGCCGAGAGCGTCGTGTCGGTCACTGTGGACGGCGCGGTCAAATCGGCGGGGACGGACTACACGGCGGATCTGGCGGCGGGCACGGTCACCTTTGCGACGGCCCCGCCGGTGACGGACCCGGCGACGAACAACACGGTGAAGATCACCTACCGCAAGACCGACACGGACGGGCTGGCCTCCGTCATGGACTGCCGGTACGCCTGCGTATACGGCGGCGGGACAAACGTGCTGATCGTGCTGGGCGGCTGCCCGGCGCAGCCGAACGCCTACTTCTGGAACGGGAACAACACCGCGATGGACGCGGGGTACTTCCCCTATCCGCAGTACAACTTCGCGGGCGACGCGAACGACCCCGTGACGGGCTTCGGCGTGCAGAACGGGTATCTGATGATCTTCAAGGAGCGTTCCATCGGGCGGGCGTCCGCCGGCACCGAGACGGTCTCCGACCGGGCGTACCCGACGCTCGACTACACGAACGTCAACAGCCAGACGGGGTGCGACCTGCCGTGGAGCATCCGGCTGATCGAAAACAACCTGGTATTCTGCAACACCTATCAGGGCGTGCATTATCTGAAAGACACGACGCCGGCCTATGAGAACAACGTGGAATGTCTGAGCCGGAATGTAAACGGATCGGACGTAAGACCGGGGCTGTTTCACGACGTCCGCGCGGCCGGTCCGGATGCGGTGTGCTGCGGGGACGACGGCAACCGGTACTGGCTCTGCGCGAACGGGCGGGCGTGGGTGTGGGACTACCTGCTGTCCTCCGTGTCGAAGCCGAGCTGGTTCTTGCTGACGAACATCGGGGCGGCGGACTTCTTCAAGACCGACGCGGCGCTGTACCATCTGAGCGCGGCGGGAAGGCTGACGCGTTTCGAGCGAAGTTACGCCGACTACGGCGGAGCCATCGAGAAGCGGTACCGGTTCGCGGTGCAGGACTTCGGGAGCTACGAGCGGCTCAAGGACGTACAGCGGGTGGTCTTCGCAACGCGCTCCGACACGGACACGGAGATCCAGATCACATGGGTGACGGACTACGAGACGCGGGCGGACCTGACGCCGATCCTGTGCCTGGGGTGGCGGCTCGCGCCGAGGAATCTGCTGCTGCGGTATCTGGGGCTTCGGAACTTTGCCAACACGGCGGTGCGGAAGCCGGGCTGCCGGCATGTGCGGCACTTCACGATGGTGCTGGAGAACGACACGGCGTACCGGGACATGTCGCTCGTCTCGGCGCGGATCGACTATGTGTTCCAGGGGAGGGACAGATAAATGGGGTATTTTGACAGGCTGACCTTTACGAAGGACTGGACGAGGGCAGCGGATTTTCCGACGTATGAGCCGGACGAGACGCAGGTGCGGGCAGATCTGCAGCAGCTGCACAACGAGGCGAAGGCGGCGCTGAACGCACTGATGGACAAGCTGGAGGCAAACACTTACGCCGCGAACCTGCCGGTGTCCTCGACGCAGTTTTCGGCGACGAACCTCAAGGCGGCGCTGGAGGAGATCATCGCGGTGGCGCAGGCGGCGCAGGCGGGCACGCTGGTGGACGGGTCGGTGCCGGAGGCGAAGCTGACGGCGGCGGTGCAGGCGAAGCTCAACTCCTGCGGCGTCGTGTACGCGATGAATCCCCCGGCGGGCGAGAACCCGGCGACGGGCAATCCGCTCGGGCAGCTCTGGCTGCGTCCGGCGTTCACGATCACGAACCGCGTGCCGGATTGGTCGTTTGCGACGGGCGCGGACTGGACGGCGGTGTATGGCACGAAGTCGGTCTCCGGCGGCGCGCTGACGCTGGCGGGCAGCTCTGCTAGCCGGTACGGGCAGGCGACCTGCACGCTCACGGCTCCGGCTGGGCATGCGGTGCGCGTATGGCTGAAGGCCACGGCGGTCGCGGGGCAGGCAGCGAGCCTGACGCTGAACGTGAACGGCGTGCAGAGCGCCATGACCTCCGGGTCGCTGCTGGCAGTGAATACCACGGCGGCAGCGGACGGGACGGTCGCGATCAGCGTGACGGCGGACTGGTCGAACACGCAGACGGCGGCGGGCTCCTCCATCCGGCTGGACGCCTTCGCGGCGGTGGACACGGCGGCGCTGATGCTGACGGGGGCCGATGCGCTCACGACGGCGAATCTCGACGCGCTGGTCGCGGCGGCGCTGCCGTTCGGCACGAGCGCGCAGCCGAGGGCGGTCTACGGACAGGAGCTGTCCGGCGTGTGGACGCAGCTCATCTACGACGCGCTGCCGGTGGAACGCGGCGGTACGGGGAAGAAGACACTGGCGCAGAACGCGCTGCTGGCGGGGAACGGGACGGGCGCGGTGGCGGAGCTCCCGGTCTCGAATGCGGACGGGAAGATCCTGGCGCAGAACGCGGACGGAACGTTCGGCTGGGTGAATCCGTTCTACTCGCAGATCGTGAGCTACATGGGAACAGGGAGCTACGGCGCGGGCAATCCGTGCAGCGTCACGTTCAAGACCGCGCCGAAATACGCGTGGTTCGTCATGGGGCTCTCGGCGGAGAGAAATTACTGCCCGAGTGACGGAAACATCTGTCATGCGGTGTTTTTCGACTGCGCCTCGCTGACGGCGGAATACGCCGACGTCATGAGCTATACAAGCAATCAGGGATACACAAGGAAAATCCGAGCCAAGCTGAACGGCGGGACGCTGAGCTGGTATTTCACGACGACGGACACGAGCGTCACGACGTATGAGGCGCTGTACGCGCAGGAAAATTATAGCGGCGTGAAGTATTACTGGGCCGCGATATTCTGAGAGGGGGCGGGAACATGAGAAGAGGAACCACGCCCACGCTGACGATCTCCACGGACATGGACCTGCGGGCCTATACGGTGCAGGTGGCGCTCCGGCAGTCGCAGACGGAGATGACGCTGACGCCTGGCGCCGTGACGGCTGACAGTCTGAGCGTGACGCTGACGCAGGAGCAGACGCTCGCGCTCGACGCGGGAGATTGCGCGAGGCTCCAGGTGCGCGCCGTGCGGGGCGGGACGAGCTATGTGGGAGACGTGCTGACCGTCCCCGTGGAGGCGCTGCTGACGGGCGGTGAGCTGGCATGAGAACGGGCCTGCGGGAGGACGCCGTGCTCGTCACAGAGCTGTCGTCCGGGGGCGTCCGGTTGTCGGGCGGGCTGGCCGCTCCGGTCATGCCGCTGCAGGAGAAGACGGCGACGCCGGCGGACCTGCGTCAGACCGTGTTTCCCGATCCCGGCTGCGCGCTCTCTGCCGTGACGGTGGAGCCGATCCCGTCCAACTATGGGAAAATCACCTGGAACGGTGTGACGCTCACCGTATCATGAAAGAAAAAGGAGAAGATGAATTATGGCGAAGGATGTAAAGATCAACGGCGTGACGTATTCGGCGGTGCCGTCTGTGGACATTCCGCTGTCGGCAGGCGGCGGGAACGCGACCTTCTACGAGACGTCGCCCGACACGGGCGCGGCGGCGGACGTGCTGGCGGGAAAAACGGTCCACACTGCTGCGGGACCGGTGACGGGAGCAATGACCAACAATGGCGCTGTGGCCGGGACGATCGCAGAGAGGGCCGGGACGTACACGGTGCCGGCAGGCTATCACAGCGGCAGCGGCTCGGTCGGGATCGCATCGGCGGAGCAGGCGAAGCTCATCTCCGGCAACATCAAGTCCGGCGTGACGATCCTCGGCGTGGCGGGTGCGTCCGCGGTCGTGGACACGTCCGGCGGCGACGCCACGGCGGCGCAGATCCTGTCCGGAAAGAAGGCATACGTCGCGGGCGCGCTCGTGACCGGATCTCTGACGGTGGCGGCTGTGTCGCAGGACTCGACCAGCAAGGTGCTGACGATCGCTTAAAGGAGGCGCGCAGATGGCGCAGAATGTTACGGTCGCGGGCGCGGCCTACGCCGCCGTGCCGTCGGTGAAGCTCCCGCTGACGGCGGGCGGGACGGCCAGCTTTCTGGACACGTCCGATGCCACGGCGGCGGCGGCGGACATCCTCTCCGGTAAGACGGCCTACGCAAGAGGGGCAAAGATCACGGGAACCGGATCGGGAGGCGGAGGCCCGGCTTCTCCAAAAGATGTAAATTTCTATGATTATGACGGAACATTGATTCGTTCCTATACGCTTGCAGAGGCACAGGCACTGACCGCTCTTCCATCCGCACCAGATCATAGTGGAGATACCGTTCCGTTGACGTTTCAGGGGTGGAACTGGTCTTTGGCCAATATAAATGCTTTGACTAAGCCCATGAACGTTGGCGCGACATACGTCACCACTGACGGAAAAACGCATCTACGAATTAAAATCGCGGCTCCGGGGCGTATGACCGTTCCATTGTATATTTCGCAAACTGCGGCAAACGGAGTAAGCATAAACTGGGGTGATGGAAGTGCGGCGCAGACGCTTCCTGGAACCGGGTACGTCAATACTACGCACACATATGCGAGTATCGGTGATTATGACATTGCGCTGACTGTCGCGGACGGATGCACGCTTGGGCTTGGGTCAGGATCGGCTACTTACAGCGTACTTGGCCCGGGCGGCAAAAGCAGAGTTTACCGTAATATGCTGCAAGACATGCGCTTTGGTAGCGGCATAACAAGTATTTCAAGCGGTGCGTTTTCTACTTGCTATTCGCTTTCCGACATAACAATATCGAGCGGCGTAACAAGTATTGGCACTTATGCGTTTAGCGATTGCTGCTCGCTTTCCAACATAACAATACCGAGCAGCATGACAAGCATCGACACAAATGCGTTTTCCAACTGCTACTCACTTGCCAGCGTAGAAATACCGAGCAGCATGACGAGCATCAGCAATTATTTGTTTTACAGTTGCTACTCGCTTTCCAGCATAGCGATACCGAACGGCGTAACAAGTATCGGCAGCAAAGCGTTTTCCGGTTGCTACTCGCTTTCCAGCGTGACGATACCGAGCGGCGTAACAAGCATCAGCATCTCTGTGTTTGCCTATTGCTTTTCGCTTGCCAGCATAACAATACCGATCAGCGTGACGAGTATCGGCATGTATGCGTTTCAGACTTGTTACGGAATGGCTGAATATCATTTGCTTCCGACCACGCCTCCTGCACTGGAGGCTACAAATGCTTTTCAAGACATAGCAGACGACTGCAAGATTTACGTTCCCGCCGGTACGCTGGCGGCATATAAGGCGGCGACCAACTGGAGCACTTACGCATCGTACATGGTGGAGGAAGCGGCATGATAAAAACAGAAAATTTAACAGTCGATGGGCGCGAACTCCAACGAACGTACAGCGACACATATTTGATCCGTCAGATCGAAACGGGTGCGGTGTATTCCGAGGCGGTGGATGAGATTCCATGCCGGTACACCTACGAGGAGACGGCGGAGATTCTTCCCGCAGATGACAGCGACCCGCTTGCTGACGCGCAATCCGCGCTCGGTATTCTTGGGTATGCGGAGGAAGCATGATGGGGAAATTCACGGCTTGGGCGAAATCCCGAAAAGAAATGATCGATACGCTGGCCACATCTGCGACGGACGCGGCGGCCAGCAGGGTGCCGGCGCTCTATCCCACGCTCGCCTATACCGGCGCGCTCATCAAGGCGGGGACACGCATCCGGTGGGGCGACAGGCTCTACTCGGCGCAGTACGATACCTGGGATCGGCAGGACACCGACCCGGAGCACGACGCCAACGGGTGGGCTCCGCTTAACTTCCACAGCGGGTATCGGGACATTCCCGATACGATGACAACGAGCAATATGTTCAAGAAGGGCGAGATCGGATGGAGGGCAGATAAGTTTTGGCTCAGTCTGATCGACAACAACGCGTGGACGCCGGAGGGATACCCGGCCGGATGGACGGAGACCGCGGGATAGGCGGGCGTGCGGAGGGACGAAAACGCGAAGGGAGGAAACAGGATGAACGCGGTACTGCTGGCGGTGCTGTCGGGCGGCGTCGGGGCGGCGGTGGTGAAGCTGCTGGGCGATCTCATGCAGCGCGTCATGGAACGCAGAGAACAGAAAAACGACGCCGGAAGGCTGGAAAAGGAGCGGCGGGAGAAGGAGGACGCGGCGCTGCTGCACGCGACCGCCGACGGGGTGAAATGGATGCTCTACGACCGCATCCGCTATCTGGGGACAAGGTATGTCGAGGACAGGGCCGTGGACTTTGACGACCGGCGGATTCTGCGGGAGATGCACAAGGTCTATCACTACGGGCTCGGCGGCAACGGGGACCTCGACATCATCATGGCGGCGGTGGACGCGCTGCCGCAGCGGCAATGAGGCGAAACGCCTGGGAGGAGGAGAAATGCTGGATTTTTTGATCGGCGCGGCACTGCTGCTGCTGGGCGGCGCGGCCGGGTTCCTGCTCGGGACGGCGCTGGAGAGAGGCAGAAGGACGCCGGAGCCGGAGAAGCCCGGCGAGCAGGAACGCGAACGGCTGCGCGAGGAGCATCTGGCGTTCGAGGCGCTGATGGGCTACAACAGCGAGGCGGCGTATGGAAAAGCGGGCGGCGCGGAGGCGGCGGATGTCGGATAAAAACAACGTGACGAGAGCCTGGGAGCTCTACGAAAAGGGGCGGACGTACAACAACCGCCTGACGCCGAACCAGTACCGGCTGGTGAACACGAACATCGAGTTTTTCGCGGGCAACCAGTGGCTGAATATCCCGGATACGCCCGCGATGGCAAGGCTGCCGAAGCCGGTGTTCAACATCATCAAGCGCGTGACGTCGCTGTTTGTGGCGTCGCTGACCTCGAGCGGCGCGGCGATCCACTTCGAGCCGCTCAGCTACTACGACGGCGAAAACGCGGCGAATCCCGACGGGAACGCGGCGGAATTCGCGACGGCCGAGGTCGAGAATCTGCTGGAGAAGTTCCAGATGGAATACCGCATCCGGGAGGCGCTGTTCGACGGCGCGCAGACGGGCGACTACTGCGCGCATTTCTGGTGGGACCCCGACGCGCTGCCGCACGGCGGCGCGCTCGGAGAGCAGCGGGGCGAGATCCGCATGGAGCTGGTGGACGGCATCAACGTGATGTTCGGAAATCCCAACACGCCGGACGTCGAGAGCCAGCCGTACATTCTGATCGTAGGCCGCGCGCCGGTGGAAAGCCTGCGCGGGGAGCTGCGGGAAAAGGCCGGGGTGCAGGCGGACAGCGAGTATGAATTCCAGGCCGGCAGCGGCGGGAAGATCGAGATCGAACCGGACGACAGAGCGGGCAAGGCGCTGTATGTCTACCTCTATACCAAGCGCACGAGGGAGCAGGCCGTTCTGGACCCGCGGACCGGAGAGCCGCTGATGGAGCCGGAGACGGACGCGGAGGGCCGCGAGGTTCTGACCGCGGATGCGTCGGGCAGGCCCGTGCCGAAGCTGCGGCAGGTGCGGCGGCAGGTGACGAGCGTGCATGTGACGAAGGCCACGCGCACGGCCGTGATCTTTGAGGACGTGGACACGGGGCTCACGCGCTACCCCATCGCCTGGGGCAACTGGGAGAAGCAGAAAAATCAGTACCACGGCCGGGCGCTCGTGACCGGGATCATCCCGAACCAGATCTTCATCAACACGATGTTCGCGATGGTCATGCGGCATCTGCAGCTGCTGGGTTTCCCCAAGACGGTGTACAACGCCGACCTGATCGGCTCGTGGTCGAACGAGATTGGGCAATCCATCGGCGTGCGGGGGCTGCAGCCGGGGCAGGCGATCAGCCAGGTGGCCTACAACCTGCAGCCGGCGGATATGTCGAACCAGATTCTCACGGTCATCGACCGCGCGATCAGCTATACGAAGGACTGCCTGGGCGCGACCGACGCGCAGATGGGCAACGTGAAGCCGGACAACACGTCGGCTCTGATGGTGCTGCAGTCGTCCGCGGAGGTGCCGCTGGAGAACACGCGCGCCGGGCTGCACGAGTGGGTGGAGAGCATCGGGGCGATTTTGCTCGACATGATGGGCACGTACTACGGCGTGCGGCCGATCGTGCGCAGCCGCGATTTTCAGGAGCCCGCGCTGGACCAGGCCGGCAGGCCGGTGCTGGACCCGGCCGACGGGACGATGGTGATGAACACGGTCTCCCGGCGGGTCGCGGAAACGTTCGACTTCAGCCGCTTCAAGCGGCTTTGGCTCAATCTGCGGGCGGACGTGGGCGCTTCGAGCTACTATTCGCAGATCGCGACCACGCAGACGCTGGACAACCTGCGCACCGCGGGCGTGCTGGACGTGATCCAGTATCTCGAGCGCGTGCCCGACAAGCTCATCCCCAAAAAAGCGGAGCTCATCGGGGAGCTTAAAAAGGCGCGGACGAGGGACGGCGCGGAGCAGACGGCGGGAAATGCGCCGCCTGCCGCGGCGGGGACGGCGCTGAGCGAGGACAAGGCGCTGGGCGCGCTGCCGCACGGCATCCAGGCGCGGTATGAGAGCCTGCCGGACGCGGCGAAGCGGGCGCTTGTGAAGATGAAACAGCAAAACAGCTGAGAAAGGGAAAGGAGCGGAAAAGATGGAACAGAAGGAATTCAGCGCCGAGACGGCTTTCGCGGACGGCGGCGAGGACGAGCCGATCATGCCGGAGGACTACGCCGAGGGCGACGATATTTTCGGCGCGGACGGCGAAGAGGAACGCGGCGCGGCGGAAGGCGGAGAAAAGACGCCGGCCGGGACAAAGCCGGCGGAGGCTCCGGAGCAGGAGAAGCCCGCAGCGGCGCCCGAGGAGGAACCGGCCGGGGGCGAGGATGCCGGTCAGGCGCCGAAGCAGCGCGACCTGCGGGCGGAGGCGCTGGCATTTTACAGGGCGAACCCGGACTACCAGGGCAGGCAGCTCCCCGAAAGGGTGCTCAGCGAATGGATCGCCGGAAAGCCGCTGCTGGAGGCCTGGCGCGGCGAGCAGGCGGAGCAGCGGTCGCAGGAGACGGAGAAGCTGAAAAAGGAGCTGCAGACGCTCCGGCAGACCGTGCAAAACCAGCAGCGCGCGCCCGTCCGGGGCGTGGGCGGCTTCGGCGCGGCCGCCGGCGAGCCGGACGACCCGTTTCTGGAGGGACTGCGCGCGGATTGGTGAGCGGGGAGCGCCGGGCCTTTTGAGGCGTCATCACCTTGCTGCCGGCGGCAAGTTATGATGAATAAGAAAAGGAGACAGAAAATGAAAAGTGCAAATCTGGCGGTAAGATACGCGAAGGAGGCGGACGAGCGGTTCACAAGGGCGTCGCAGGCGCTGCTCGGCGTGAACAACGACTATTCCTTCGTGGGCGTCGACACGGTCAACGTGTACTCGCTTCCGATCGTCGCGATGAACGACTACAACCGCTCCGGCACCGACCGGTACGGCACGCCCGCGGATCTGGCCCGCAGCGTGCAGACGATGCAGGTGACAAAGGACCGCGCGTTCACGTTCATCATCGACCGGGGGGACAAGCTCCAGTCGCAGATGGTGTCCGACGCGGGCAAGGCGCTTTCGCGGGAGATCCGCGAGGTGTGGGTGCCGGAATTCGACACCTATGTGTTCAGCACGCTGGCCGCTGAGGCCTCCGCGCGCGGCAACACCGACGGGACGGCGCCCACGAAGGACAACGCTTACGCGCTGTTTCTGGGCGCGATGGAGAAGCTCGGCAACGCGAACGTGCCCGACCAGGGGCGCGTGTGCTTCTGCTCGTACCGGTTCGCAAACCTGCTGAAGCAGGACAGCGCCTTCATGAAGTACGGCGACGCCTCGCAGCAGATGCTCGTCAAGGGCGTCATCGGCGAGGTGGACGGCTGCCGGATCGTGAAGGTCCCGTCCGGCAGGCTGCCGGCCGGGTGCAGCTTCATCCTGACGCACCCCATGGCCGCGACGGCCCCGAAGCAGCTCGAGGACTACAAGACCCACGACAACCCGCCCGGAATCTCCGGCTGGCTCGTCGAGGGACGCGTCATCTACGACTGCTTCATCCTCTCGGAAAAGGCATGCGCGGTGTTCTATCAGGGCGGCGCGAACCAGCTGAAGGCGCTCACGGTCGGCACGGCCGCGACGGGCACCGGCAAGTCCACCGTCGTGCTGATTCCCGGCGAGCATGACGCGGCGGGCGTCAAGTGGTACTACGTGACCGCCGCGACGGCCTCCGCGCTGACAGCTGTCGTCTACGGCACGGCGATCACGCCGGCAAGCTGGACCGAGCTGACCGCGAACGGACTGGAGATCACGCCCGCCAGCGGCCATACGGCCATCCGCGTGGTCGAGGTCGATTCTGCGAACAAGCCCATCGGTGCCGGCACGGCGGCACTGAACATCGGCTAAGGCAGCACCGCACAATTCCAAGCGCGGAATTGCGCCAAACAGAGGCGCGGCCGCAAAACGGAACGCGCTGCCGGACCGGACGCAATCCCGGCAGAAAGCCGAAGGTTTTGCGGGTTCTGCGGGGCCGCTGCAATTTGCAGCGGCCCTGATTCGCCGAACGGTTTGGCGAAAACGGGCATACGATGGGGAGAAAGGGAGGCTTCTATGCAGACAATCCGGAAGAAACTCACATCGAGAAAATTTCTGGCGGCGCTTGTCGGCGTCGTCACGGGTCTGGCGATGGTGTTCGGGCTGGACCAGAACACGGTCAACCAGGTGGCGGGCGCGGTGACGGCGCTGGCGGCGGTCGTGACGTATATCGCGGCCGAGGGCCGAATCGACGCGGCGGCGGTCGGCAGGGCCGCGCAGGCTGTCGAGGACGCGCGGCAGACGCTGGCGGACGGCGCGGCGCAGGCGGAAGAGGCGTAATATGGCGATCAGAATCGACAGCTCCATCCCGGCCAGATGGCACGGCGGGCCGCGGAGCACCGGCAGCATCGCCGCCATCGTGTTCCACTACACCGGAAACGCCGGCACGTCCGCGACGGCGAGGGGGAACGCGAATTATTTCGCCTCCACCGCGGTGAAGGCGTCGGCGCACTACTGCGTGGACACCGGGGAGGTCGTTTACGAGTGCGTTCCGCTGGACACGACGGCGTGGTCGGTCGGCGACGGCAGCGCCGGCACGATGGGCAAGATCGTCAACAATTTCAACTCCGTGTCCATCGAGATGGTGAGCTGCACCGACGCGACCGGCCGGTATGATATCCCGGAGGCCACGCAGGAGCACGCGGCGGAGCTGTACCGGCTGCTGCTCAAAAGGCTGCCGAACGTCCGGTACACGATCCGGCACTACGACGTGTCGAGAAAGCGTTGCCCGGAGCCGATGGTGGACGAGGCGGCCTGGGCCGCGTTTAAGAAGAGACTGGAGGAGGCGGGAGAAGTGGTCGAACAGTCGAAGCTGATCGTGGACGGGCGGGAAGTGCCCGTCAGCAGAATCCTCAAGGACGGGGTCAATTACGTCAGGGTGCGGGACATCGCCGCGGCGCTGGACCTCGCCGTCAGCAGCCAGGGCAGCATCGCGGTGCTGACGAGCAAAGCGTAACAGACAGGAAAACCGGCCTGCTGCGAATCGAATCTGCCAGCCGCTCCCGCGCGGAGCTTTCCGGCCGGATTCGTTTTGCATCGGGCCGGTTTTTGCATGGGAGGGCCGAAAAAGGATGAATTCAGGAACAGGGGGGAACGCGATATGGCGCTGACACAGACCGACAAGTCCTCGCTTTCGCAGGAGCAGCAGTCGGCGATCCAAAGCTACACAGACCAATACAACGCGGCCAAGGCGGCGGGCGACGCGGCGGCGATGGCGGCGGCGCATCAGGCGGCGGAGCAGGTGCGCGCGTTGCAGGGCTACTCCGGCGGCGCGAACGGGGCGGCGGTCAGAAGGACGGGCAGCCCCGCCCGGTCCGGCGGGTACGCGATCACGCCGACGAAGACCGCCGATCAGCTGACGCAGGACATGAACGACTACATGGCGAAGAACTACAGCCCGAACGCAGGGTTCGTGAACGGCTATTCCGGCGTGGTGAACGGGCGCTCGCAGGCCAACGCCATCCGCCAGCAGATGCTGGAGAACACGCAGAACTGGAACCGGACAAGCGATCAGGCGACGCGGGACTATCTGCATCAGCAGAACGTGGCGCTCAACAAGCTGCTGTCGGACCAGCTCGGCGGGACGGTCAGCGAGTACGACGGGAAGACCGGAACGTGGTACACGAACAACGCCAACAATGGCTACGGCAAGGTGACCTACGACAAGAACATGGAAAAGACGCTGTACGGCGGCAGCGGCGGCGCGCGGAACGGGTACACCGACGCGGACTTCGAAAAGCTGTACGGCAATCTGTCGAACCGCTACAACAACTTTGTGGACTACTCGCAGGTGATCGACGCCAATACGCCGCGCGAGGGCTTCACGGGGAAGTACGCGAACGCCGCCTATGGGCCGAATGCGAACCTGATGACGGGAACCCGGCAGTACGGGGACGCGGGCACGAGCCTGTCCGGTCAGGGCGGATTGGCGGACAACGGCAGCGGCTTCCTGTCCTCCATTCAGAACGGGCAGATCGTCCCCGGCGGCGGCGTGAACGCGCAGAACCGGTACGGGCACACCGGCCTGACAGACGGGGTGAACGCGCAGGGCATCGCGGCCTATAGCGGGAAGTCTGGCGCTTCCGGCGCGGACGGCGCCGGCGTATCCGGCTCCGGCGGGCTGGGCTCCGGCGCGTCGGGGATGGAGGACGCGCTTTCGCAGTGGCGCGGCGCGGCCGCGCAGCAGGCGACGAATTCCATCGACTACGCGACGAACCAGTCTGTCAAGGACCTGCTGCGAACGCAGGAGGACGCGGACGCCAAGTACCAGACCGAGCGGAACCAGGTCTCGGCGGACGAGCAGCGCGCGCTCGACAACAGCGCGCTGTATTCCGAGCTGCGCGGCGACCGGGGCGGTATCGGGCAGGCGCAGTACAACGACATCCAGAACACCGCGGCGACAAACCGGCAGACGGTCAACTCCGAGCAGGCCAAGCTGGCGACCGACACGCAGAGGCAGATCACGGATCTGCGCGCGCAGGGCGAATACGACAAGGCGGACAAGGTGCTCTCGATCAGCCAGACGTATCTGCAGCAGCTCATCTCGCTGGAGCAGTGGGCGGCGGAGTACAACCTGTCGGCGGCGCAGTTCCAGGAGTCGGTGCGGGAGTGGGAGAACGAGTTCCGGCTCTCGGTGTCGCAGGTGACAGGCAGCTACAACGGGACGCCGACGCTGGCGGCGCAGAAATACAGCGACGCGGCGCTCTCGTCCTCCGGCGAGGCGCTGCTGGAGACCGGGATTCTGCCGTCGGCGGCGCAGCTGCGCGCGATGGGCCTGACGAGCGCGCAGGCCAGCGCCATGCTCGCGGCGAACCAGGCGTCGGGCAGCGCGTCCCGCGCCGCCTCTTCGCGGCAGACGTCCGCGTCCGAGCCGGACTACGAGGGCCTGTACGCGGCGGCGTTCGCCTCGCCCAACGCGAAAAACTACATCGCCAGCAACTACAAGCAGTACGGCTTCACGAAATCGGCGGGTCTGGCTGACGGCTACGACGGCTGGCGGAACACGCCGGTCAGCGGCGGCCAGGGCGCGATCTACAAGGTGGACTACGGCGCGCTCGTCAAATACGCCGGTCAGGTCGTAAAAAACGGCGGAACCGAATACGCCCGCGGCGCGCTCAGGAAACAGGGCTATTCCGACGCGGTGATCGGCCGGGTGTTCGCCTCTCTCGGCCTGTGA